CACCTGCCCAGGGCGCAACTTTGTTACGCTGAAAATCACTACCGACGAAGGGATCGTTGGCCTGGGGGATGCCACTTTAAATGGCCGCGAACTGTCCGTGGCCTCATACCTGAAAGATCATCTCTGCCCGCAGTTGATTGGCCGTGATGCCCACCGCATCGAAGATATCTGGCAGTTCTTCTATAAAGGCGCGTACTGGCGTCGTGGCCCGGTCACCATGTCGGCAATCTCTGCTATCGATATGGCGCTGTGGGACATCAAAGCCAAAGCCGCCAATATGCCGCTGTACCAGCTGCTGGGCGGTGCCTCCCGTGAAGGGGTAATGGTTTACTGCCATACCACCGGCCACACGATTGACGATGTGCTGGAAGATTACGCTCGCCATAAAGAGATGGGATTCAAAGCCATCCGCGTTCAGTGCGGTGTGCCGGGAATGAAAACCACTTACGGCATGTCTAAAGGGAAAGGGCTGGCGTATGAACCCGCCACCAAAGGTAACTGGCCGGAAGAACAGCTGTGGTCAACCGAAAAGTACCTCGATTTTACTCCGAAACTGTTTGACGCCGTGCGCAGCAAATATGGTTTCAATGAACACCTGCTGCACGACATGCACCACCGTCTGACGCCCATAGAAGCCGCGCGCTTCGGCAAGAGCATCGAGCAGTACCGCATGTTCTGGATGGAAGATCCGACCCCGGCAGAGAACCAGGAGTGCTTCCGACTGATCCGCCAGCATACCGTTACGCCGATCGCGGTGGGCGAAGTGTTCAACAGTATCTGGGATTGTAAGCAGCTGATTGAAGAGCAGTTAATCGACTATATCCGCGCCACCATCACCCACGCGGGTGGTATCACCGGGATGCGCCGGATTGCCGATTTTGCCTCGCTCTATCAGGTACGCACCGGTTCGCACGGCCCATCGGATCTGTCGCCGATTTGCCACGCGGCGGCACTGCATTTTGACCTGTGGGTACCGAACTTTGGCGTGCAGGAGTACATGGGCTATTCCGAGCAGATGCTGGAAGTCTTCCACCATAACTGGACGTTTGAAGACGGCTATATGCATCCGGGCGAGAAGCCAGGGCTGGGTATCGACTTTGACGAAAAACTGGCAGCGAAATATCCCTACGATCCAGCCTACCTGCCGGTTGCACGTCTTGAAGATGGCACGCTGTGGAACTGGTAAAGGAGCCGAAAATGAAAAGTATCGTCATTCAACAACCCAATACCCTGGTGATCGAAGATCGCCCGTTACCGACCCCCGCGGCGGGCGAGGTGCGCGTCAAAGTGAAGCTGGCGGGGATTTGCGGTTCCGACAGCCATATCTATCGCGGCCATAACCCCTTCGCCAAATATCCGCGGGTGATCGGCCACGAGCCTTCGGCGTGATTGATGCCGTCGGCGACGGCGTCGATACCGCTCGCCTGGGGCAGCGCGTTTCGGTGGATCCGGTGATCAGCTGTGGCCACTGCTATCCGTGCTCGGTTGGCAAACCGAACGTCTGTACCTCGCTGGTGGTGCTGGGCGTCCATCGCGACGGCGGCTTCAGTGAGTACGCCGTGGTACCGGCTAAAAATGCCTGGGTTATCCCGGATGCTATCAGTGATAAGCATGCGGTGATGGTGGAGCCATTCACCATTGCGGCTAACGTCACCGGCCACGCCAGCCCGACGGAACAGGACGTGGCGCTGATTTATGGCGCGGGTCCGATGGGGCTGGTCACCGTTCAGGCGCTGAAAGGCGTTTATAGGGTGAAACAGGTGATTGTGGTCGATCGCATCGACGAGCGCCTGGCAATGGCCGAGCGCAGCGGAGCCGACTGGGTCATCAACAACGGCAGCCAGTCCCTGCCAGCATTACTGGAAGAGAAGGGCATTAAGCCGACGCTGATTATCGACGCGGCCTGCCATCCGTCCATTCTGCAGGAAGCGGTCACGCTGGCTTCGCCTGCGGCGCGTATTGTGCTGATGGGCTTCTCCAGCGAGCCGAGCCAGATCGTGCAGCAGGGGATTACCGGCAAAGAAATTTCAATTTTCTCGTCCCGTCTTAACGCCAATAAGTTCCCGGTGGTAATCGACTGGCTGACGAAGGGGCTTATCGACCCCGACAAGCTGATTACTCACGCCTTTGAGTATCAACATGTTAAAGACGCCATCGAACTGTTTGAGAAAGACCAGCGGCAGTGCTGCAAGGTGTTGCTGACGTTCTAATTACTATGAATGCGGTTTAGCGGTACGCATCTTACCCTGTTGAGATAGCCATTATGACTCAAGTACAACATGAAAGATCCACATCTGACCTGATCAAAGCCGCGGTATCCGGGTGGCTGGGCACCGCATTAGAATTCATGGATTTTCAGTGTTGTATTATTTATCTCAATGATTACAAATGACATTATGCAGCAGCCCTGCTGGCGTGGGGCATGGTTGGGGCAAAGTCGCTTAATTTTGAGCTTAACATAGCGATCTGGTCCAGGTTGTTTTCCTCCATCCACTTCCCGTAAACCTGAAATACCATTTGAGCATCGGCATGCCCCATCTGGTTAGCAATGAAGTTCGGGTTTGCTCCTGCAGACAGCGACCAGCACGCATACGTGTGTCTCGACTGATACGATTTCCGGTGGCGAAGGCCGGCTCTTTTCATCGCCGCATCCCACGAGTTCCCTATGGAGTTGATGGAGAAGTGTTTGCCGTAATTCCCGGCCCTGGCTGTCAGGGACGGCAGGAAAACAAACGTGCACTTATTGAACTCTTTCTTTCCGTACTCCCTCAGCTTAACAGGTACGTTATGCTCCTGAGAGAGGCGGGTCATTTCATACTGGCTTTTGAACGCCTCGAGTGCAGGCTCGATCAGGTGCACAACCCGGTTAGTGCCAGCATTGGTTTTCGGCAGCGTGAATATCCCTTTCTGCGTCAGGCTTCTTCTGACGGTGATTGTTCCCGCTTTCAGATCCACATCCTCCCAGGCAAGTCCGCACAGTTCACCCGGCCGCAATCCGGTGTAAACAGCGATAGCCCACAGATTCTTGCTCTGCTGATGGTGGCAGGCGTCAATCAGGCGAGGAAACTCCTCCCGGGTGATTGGGTCGGGATCCGGGCGGGATTCTCGCAGAGGGGCCACACCGTTCATTGGTGACTTTGAGATGTAGCCGTTTTCAACTGCAAACTGAAAAATGCCGAATAACACGGTCATGTAGTTGTTCACAGTTACTGCGGATCGACCCTTCTTCGCAGTTTTATGCCCTTTCTTCATGACCTGAAAACCGGTCAGCAGCTCCTTTCTAATCTCCAGCATAGCTTCTTTAGTAATTGAAGAGAGAAGAGTGCCTGATCCAATAATCGCCAAGACATTTGCTATCACCCGCCTGTAAGTGGTGAGCGATGATTCAGCCACCTCCATTTCCTTTAGGGCAAGCCATTTAGCGGATAATTCACCGATCGTCACTTCCTGCCTTGCCTCTCCAAATCGCGCCAGGTTCTGGGAAGAGGGGAACTGCTGGGCATAGTTGAATGTTCCGGTTTTGATGGCGTAGCAGATCGACGTCCGTAACTCGCCAGCCACTTTTCTGTTTTTGGGGGTGTCAGCCACCCCCAAGCTTTCACGCACTCTGACCCCTTTGTAGATGAACCACAGCCTTAGCGTGCCGCCGTGGTTTTCCACTCCTGTTGGGTATTTCATAACGATTCCTCGTTGGTTGATGGTCAGAGTATTTAAGCAGATTGTCGCCGCGGTTTCGCTGAGGCCTGACGCTCAATCCAGCGGTCGATCTCATCCAGGTTGTAAAAACACGGGCTGTTATCCCACGGACTACAGTCAAAAGAGACGTGTTTGTATTCCTTCCCCTCAAGAAAAGTCTTTTCCCGCGCCTTCTTCAGCGTTCCCTTTTTAATGCCCTTCAGGGCTATCAACTGCTCCTCAGACACCCATTTCCCGGGTGATACCATCATGATCACTTCACTCATACCTTTCTCCACTTAAACTGCATGCCGGAGCGAATAGTCAGAATATCGGCACCGGCCCAGCCAAAAGCTGTCATAGCGATTCGGGTAAATTTGCGCGCTGATATTTCAATATCAGGCGATCTGCCCGGGTAAGGATCGCAGGCGGCGCATGCCGGTCATCGCCGTGGCCACGTAGCTCGCTTTCCGGTTCACCACCTCCACCCAGACCTTCACTCCTTCCACCCGTACCGTGTACGTCTCTTTCATCCGGCTGCGCCCGTAGTTTCCGTACCGCTCTTGATGGGCCGCCAGGGCGATTTCGCAGGCCTGGCGCGCCAGCGGTGACTGTGTGCTGCGGTTAATCAGTCGCATGGCCACCTCCTTGCACTACAGGGAGCGTGGCGGTGCGGCAGGCGTTCTGACGCTGTATTTCTTCGCGGATCACATCAATGCAATCTTTCGAGTCCATTAAGTAGTCTTCGCCGTGAAGTCGATCCTGTTCTTTTTCAATCGCCGCGATTAAAGCGTTAGCGATATGCTCTGGTTCTGGCTGAGGTGCCGTTAGCGCTGCCAGCGCTATTTCAAATATCGCCTTTTCTTTGTCGGCTATCTCGACGCCCGGAAACCGCTCGGCGTGCTCGATACACCCCTTTACGTATTCAACCAATTGCTCTTTTGTGAATTTGCTCATCTCGTTACCGGGAGGGCGAACCCTCCCGCCTCCCTCAGGCCACGTATTCCGGTTTCATATCTACCAGGGTGATGCTGAACTTATCGTGCAGGTCATCGCCCAGGTGACGTTTTGCCGACGCCAGTACGCGCTCGACTTCCTCGAAGCGCTCGGCACCATCCGGTTCGCCGGGCTGCGGCAGGGAGTTGATCGCCGCCTCAACCTTGTTGCGCGCATCAACCAGGTAATAGCGTTTCACCGCTTTGTTTTTGAGTTCTGTATACAGGGCCGTACCCAGCGTCACCTTTGCGGTTTCGATGTCAGCGCGGAGTGCTTTAGCACCATCCACATCCTCAGCAGCTTCAATGCGATCCCGGAAATCATCGGCCATAACATCGATGTTGGCGGCCGATTCTTGCGCGCTGAGGGTGGTTGTTACAGTGTCACCGGAGATATCCGCCAGGCTGACTTTCTGAGTGGGCGCAGAGTTAATCTCCTTCTCCTGACGATCTTCAAGCTCGTCAGGGGTATATACCCCGAGGATTACGTCAGGGCAGAATAGTCGCGCCCAGCGCTTCACTGCCAGATATGCGAGCTGTTGGCGCGGATCATCAGCCCATAGTGTTGAATTGCGGGTGCGTGCCTGTGCTAACAGCAAATCCAGTTCACGCGGCTGGTCTTCACCTTTCAGCGTTGCGCGGATAACGATGCCAATCCCAGCTTCGTCAGCCATCGTCCACCCTGGTACGCGATACTCTCCTTTATCCCCTTTGCGGATATTGAATTTCCCAATGATTTTTTCCCATGGCCCGTACCATTCATATTCAAAGCGGTTGGCCAGCACGCCGCTGCGAGAAATTACCGCATTAACTAATTGAGCTTCGTATCCGAGAACACCATTGATCAGGTGGGTTTTCTGCGCCACTGCAAAGGGATTCATCTGCCATTGGGCGGCCTGCATCGCAACAGCCATGCAGTCGGCCTGATTGCCCTGCAGGTGCTTGGGAACTGTCGCGGCACCCTGAGCCATAATCTGAGCAAATGTACTGATGGCGTTCAGGTATTGAGAATCGAACAGAGCCACGTTGGAGTTAATCACAGCGTTCTGGTGAGCAACGGTTACGTTAGTGTTTTGCATTGCCATTCTCTCCATTAAGCCAGGCGCAGCGCTTCAAGGCGGCGCAGGTCGAAGTCGTTCAGTTCGTCGGTGTAATCTTCGGTGATCGGCGCTGGCCACACGCCAGTGTCGAAAGCGTTAGCGATACGGTTCATGGTCTGGCGATACTCGAGCATGCCCAACTCAATCAGTTCTTCGCTCGCCTCAACGATGGCGATCCAGTGATAACCCTCGTCTTTGTTAACGAAAATCCAGAAGAACTGATCCAGCGCCGCGGTGTTCATGTACATGGCAGCGCTGAGGTGATAATCGCGGTCGATGATTTCACGGTGCAGTCGAGAGCGCAGACCGGACTGCTTCACGTTCCACATGCTGATGGTTTTCAGGTCGGCCCCGATGCGAACGGCGTCGATGTCGATTTCCAGATCCGGGCGCACGCGGATTTCCAGCCCGGTCTCCTCATCGATGCCGAAATAGCTCGTCTCAACAGCGCGATCAGGGTGCAGCAGCAGCTTGCCGGCAGTCGGGTGCTCGTGCAGTGCTTTCTGAATGGCCAGCGCCGTTTGCATCTGCTGCTGGGTAACAAGAATCTTGTCGCCTGGGTTCTCGCGCCACGCATCCAGCAGTTCGTCAGCGAATACCGCATCCGGCTTAACGGACTTCACCGCCTGGATCATTTCCGCTTTGGTGCCGGACACTTTCAGCGGTGCCGGTTTCTGCGCTTCCTGTGCCACCAGGTCAGGGTTGATGATCGCCAGCTGCTCGAGGAGCGCATCACGGCTGCCGCTGGTTTTCACCGGCGCGGGCAGGGTGGCGTTGTACTCTTTGATGCAGGCTTTCATGGCTGTGGCGGTATGTTTCGTGCCGTTCTCAATTCGCTGATAAACCTCTGGCAACTGCTCATAAGCTGCGTAGGTTTCATCAACAGATGCACCCAGCGGTAACTGTGCAGGCAGAGTGGCGTTGTACTCGTCCAGCAGCGCCTTGATGTCGTCGGCACTCAGCTGCGCTGGCAGGCTGGCGTTATGCGCATCGATAAAGGTGCGCAGGGTCGCCGCGGTGGTGAATGCCCCTTCCGGGATCACCGGCTCTACGCTGAACTCTTCATCGAGGTTTTCCGGCTGCAGCGCCAGCGCATGCACCAGGTTACCCATATCCAGCACTTTGGAGCCTTCGCGCGGGATGGTCTTGGCGACATGGCGCGCGTTGAAGTACATCAGGCTGACTCGGGCATCTTTCACCTGGGTGCTGCTGATCCCGTTCGCTGCGTGGTAAACGTTATTCGGCAGACCTTCATAGCGGCCCGGTTCGAAGTACGCCGGGTATTTCGGTGCGCTGGCGGTTTCCTCCGGCGCTTTGGTGGTAACTTCCGGCTGCGTGGCGTTCGGCAGCTCTGGCACGGCGGCGGCCAGAACTTCGGACGAATTCAGGGCATCTGTTTGCGGATCAGCTGCATCAGCGCTTTCGCCTGGTGGAACCGCGCCAACACTTTCTCCTTTCGCCGGGTGAGTCTTTTCCATCTGCACATCGCTGGTGGTCTCCGTTACTGTTTCCGTTTTTTCGACTGCATTTGAGGGGGTATTGATGACCGGGTCAGTATTTCCACCCATCAGGCCCTCGATAGAGAACACGCCGCCGCCGAGGTTCGCGACCTGTGGCTGGCTGGCAGCGGTCAGATCTTCTTTAACCCACTTCGGATCGTCAGGGTCACTGACGCCGTCAACGAACTCGCCGCGTTCCGCAGCTAACTGCTGATCGACAAAGTGGCTATCAATCTCATTCTCCGCAGGTTTGTCAGTAACAGCCTGAAGGGCCACTAACTCAGTTTCAGCATTGAATTCAGCCGTCATCGTCTGGTTCACGAACTCCAGATGCGCTACTGGCGTCAGGTGGATATTCTCGGGCGCGATGCGCACCAGGTTGAAGATGGCCGCGCGGTTGACCGCCAGAACGCCTGGCTGGTTTCGCAGGATTTTGCTCCATGATTTCCATGGTTCTTCTTTGTTCGCGACAATCTCTTTGGCGCGGCGCAAAATACTGGAAGGGATTTCAAAATGGTGGAAATCCATCGGCAGCAGGGCGCAGGCGATCTCCAGATCGAGGGTGTCCAGGGTGTGATGCGCATCTGCGCCGCGGTCAGTTACATACCCGCCGTCGGCATTGGTGCCTGCGTCAGTGCGTTGCACGTGGCTGATGCGGTTACCTGCGGCCCATTCGCGCGTCAGGATCCCGCGGTCGATATACGGGGTGGCTACCCAGGCTTTAGTGAACTGCAGCAGCAGAGCTAGCTCATGGCGCTTATCCATGCTGAACACTTTCCGAATGGCGTTGGTATAGCGCCACAGGTCTTTGGTATCGAAAGCCTTGATCTCGGCGCAGCTTTCAGCAGCAAGCAGAAGCGTCTGGACATAACTATTGTCGGTATCCATCTCCAGCGCATGCAGTTCCGCATGTTCACCGCGGGTGACATGATGGCGCAGTTCGTCCACCGTCAGTTGAGCCAGAAGTTGTTGACGGAATGGCAGTTTGCAAACCGCGTAACGAGTAAACTCATCGCCGTTTTTGAGTACCCGCAGGCCGTTCTCATACCAGTAAGGCTCATCAGGAGTATCAATGGCGGTTACCGCCGCGGTCGGCTTATTCTCATCGCTGCTGGCGCTGTCCGGGGCGATGGTGGTTTCGCTCTGAGATGCGGCACCCAGGATCACGTTCCAGGTGCGCTGGTCGTCGGCCAGGGTGTAGCGCTCGCACCAGGTGTAATCGATGGTGCTTTCTTCGGGAAGGTCATTGAACACCGGTAAATCGGTGCGGACAGGCTTGGCGTAGTCTTTACCGCGGCCAGTTTCGATGCCTGCATCTTCCAGCGCGACATCGAGCGTCAGGGCGGCGCGGGCTTCGCTTTTCGCAGTAAACCAGATCACTGCATCTTGCTTACAGGATTTCTGGGTGGCCTTAACCACATAGAAAAATTCCATGTCAGATCCTCATTTTTGGATGTAAGATCCCCGGGCCAGAGATAGCGCCCATTGGGTGTGTTTTTGGTTTTGAGTAGTTTTCCGGTGTACTTTGGTCGGTGGCACCGGACGTAGACCCCGCCTTGCGCGGGTTTTACGTTAGGCTTCGTGGGCCATCTGGTCGTACGAAGCGCAACGCTTGGAACAATAATTGAGTTCTTCGCGCGCCAGCTGGGCACCGCGGATGAAGATCAATACGTTTTTAACTTCTTTCCCGGACTCGATTGGCTTGCGGCAGTACGCGCATGTCTTCTCTTGCATGACCCCCTCCGTTAATGGCTCAGGCCATTCCCCACGCCGTTAAGAAAAACCTCGACCAGCAGATCAGTGGTGTAAGTACGCTCAATGCCGCGATGCAGATAGAGTTTGCCGCGCTTGTTGGCGGATGCCGTCCAGGTGCTGTCTTTGTGCTTTACGAGCATGCCGGGCAGAACTGCGCCGCGGTTGACCGTCTGGGTTCCATAGTGCTGATGAACCATGATGATTCCCTCTTGTTTGCCCTTGTCGCCAGGCTGGCGGAACATTTCTTTAACCTGACAACGCTGCGCGTGTTGTCGATGAACTGAAGATACAACCAAAAGTTCGATGTGTAAAGCACAAATGGAACCAATAGTTCTATTTGCGGGCAAAAAAAAGGCACCGATACGGTGCCTCATTGTAGAGCAGGTTTGAAAGGGTCTATTTCTTCAAATCATGGATGATGTCGTATACATCGTTTTTAAGAAGATCCATCTCTTCAACCACGCCTCTGGTGTGAATAATCAATCGCAGCTTTTCTGCTTCCGGCAATTGGTTGAAAAGTGAAAGCAACGTTTCTTCTCTTTCATCGAGCACGCGCGGTAATGCTGGTAGCTCTTCGCCGTTCTCGCCTTCCTCTCCCTGCTCCATGAAAAACCAATATTCAGGCCTGCCGGTTACCGCAGCCAGCCTTTTAAGGCGCTCACCACTCGCAGCTGACGCGCCATTGGCCCACTTTCTCACGGATGTGTGGGAAAGCATAACGCGCCGCGCAAGGTCCGCCATGCTCCAGCCGTTTTCCTCCATCACTTGATGGATTCTTTTAGCAAATACAGGGTGAGGAATTTTATTCATATTTTCATTTTACAACCAATGGTTTGATAGTTCATTAGAACTATTGGTTTGATTTTTATTGGAACCAAAAGTTTTAAGTGCTATTCTCCAATCACCTAAAGCAAACAGCCAGGACAGCAAATGGATAACCAAATTAAACAAAAAATCAGCAGCCACATGTCTCAGGTAGGTATTGGCGAGTGCTTCGGCATCTCATCTCAAGCCGTCGGCAAATGGTTGCGGAAAGGGAAAGTCCCACACGCTCGAATTTTGCCGTTGTGTCGAATCCTTAACTGGAAAGTTACGCCTCATGAGATTGACCCAAGCGCCTATCCAAACCCTACAGATGGTTTGCCAAAGTAGGAGATCAACCATGCAAACGCAAAACCACAACCATAGTAGCAGCCTGACTGCTGGGCTGGTGATATCTAAATATCAAGAGCTTCCGCGCAAATCATGCAAACTCTCGAATATCCGGGAGGCTGTAAAAGCATGGAACAGGGCAACGCCCGGCGATGCGCAAAACTACATCTCGCAGCTGGTGGCGAAAGAGTGGTTTGCCAGTGGTGGTCGTGGCCTTCTGCTGGCCGGTTCGGTACACGGCACCAAAGTTAACTTCTTCCGAATGATTAATAACACCGGGCCGAAGTATGACAAGTACCTGGAGATGCTGACTCCGGCGATCGTAGCGGTGATGGCACGCGATAACGAAGCAGTAGCGCGCGAGTTCGGCCTGGTAACGGGCAAAACCAATGAAGAGCTGATCGCAGATGCCATCAAAGAGTGTGGGGAAGCGCATCAGGCTAAGTTACTGGGTCAGCCAATCCAGCGTCTGGAGAAGGAAGTTCGTGAAGCGGCAGAAGCATTATTGCGTTTTCTGCCAACTGATTCCCTCGGCCCGGTTCTGGCGAGCCTGGCAGCAATGGCCCCAGGAGTTATGTGATGACAGTTTCTAAAAAGGCGAAAGCCGCGGTGCGCGAACACCAACGGCTTTCTAGTGCAAAACCTGTAGGTAATTGCGGAGATAAGTATGTCAAATACCGCTGAAGTTATCAAATTTCCCATAAAAACCGAGCAAGCAGGAGGTCATATGGCCGACCTGTCCAACGGGTACACCAGGATCGCAAACGAAATTCAGAAGCTGAAACCGCGCCTGCGCATGTCGGGGCGTGAATGGCAGTGTCTGGAAGCGGTGATCTGGCTAACCTACGGATGGAACAAAAAACAGGACCGGGTTACCAACACCGTCATCGCCGGGCTTACAGGGCTGGCTGATACGCATGTTTCTGATGCGATCAGTTCTCTGGCAGAGCGTGGAATTATTTTCAGTCACAAGCAGGGCGTGATGAAAATTGTCGGTATAAATACTGACCTATCTGCCTGGATTTTGGACAAACCGAAAACGGGAAAACTCTTCCCGAAAACGGGAAAATCCTTCCCGGAATCGGGAAAAACCTTCCCGGAAACGGTAGCCACCCAAGACTATAACAATAACAATATTAAAAGATCATCGTCAGAGAATTCTGGCGAATCCTCCGACGACCGTCTGATGAAGTTTTTATCAGCTCATCCTGAGGCGGTAATTTACACCCCCAACTTCACCAAGTGGGGAACTGCAGCTGACCAGCAGTGCGCAGAGTGGATCCTCGCCCTGCTCGAAAAAGTTAAACCCTTCCCGAAGCAACCCATCATGGCCGCCTGGGCTAACGACGTGCGCCTGATGCGTGAGCTGGATGGCCGCAGCCATCGCGAAATTTGCGAGCTGTTCCAGTGGGCGAGCAAAGACGCGTTCTGGCACACAAACATCCTTTCGCCCGCAAAGCTCCGCGCTAAGTGGGACACCCTAAGCCTTCAGCGCGATGCTGGCCGCCAGACGAATGCCGGGAGCGTCACGGGCATCGACTTCAACAACACAGACTGGATCAACGAGGTGTTCGATGGAAAGACTATCTGAACAACTGATGAGCTGCGATCGCGAAAGCCTGCGCCGCATTGCGCACAGTATGCCTGATGCCCCCGCAGAACGCCCTCAGGCTGAGCAGACGGCTGAAATCTTCAATGCCCTGTTCAGTGCTCTGCGCGCAGCGTTCCCGGCGGCAATGGCTGGCTTTCGTGAGCAGAGCGATTTCAACGAACTCCGCCGCCAATGGGCTATGGCCTTCCAGGAGAACGGGATCACCACCATGGCGCAGGTTGCCGCTGGTATGCGGATCGCGCGCCGTCAGGAAAAACCCTTTCTGCCGTCTCCCGGCCAGTTCGTCGCATGGTGCAAAGAGGGGCATAACCTCCTGGGATTCAGCGTTGACGACGTGATGACTGAGTACTGGAAGTGGCGCCGCCTGATATTTCGTTTCCCCACCAGCGAGCAGTACCCCTGGCCTGCGCCAGTTCTGTATCACATCTGCATCGAACTGCGCCGCCAGAGCACCGATCGCCAGATGACCGAAAGCGAGATGCGCCAGGCCGCCAGCAAAGTGCTTTCAGGTTGGGAAGAGCGAGTAGCCGCTGGCAAGCCTGTACCGCCAGTTCGCCGCGCTCTCGCCGCCCCGGCTAAAGCCAGTGGCCCAACGCCAGCAGAGATGCTGATGGAGCAGTACAGGCAGCGAAAAGCCGCTGGTCTGGTTTAAGGAGATCCCCATGGCAAAACCAAAAACGCATAGCGAGCGCACCCTGTTCATCGCCTGGATTATCGAGCTGGTGAAAAAACATGGCCGCGCAACGACCAACGATGTCGTCGCCATTTTCGGCCTGCACCGAACCACTGCCGAGAAATACATCCGGGCTGCCGTAGAGCAGGGGGAACTTATCCGCCACGGGCGCTGCGGCGTCTTCCGCGACAAGCGGGCAGTTATCGACTTTGACATGGAACGTTACACGCATCGAGGAGCATCACATGAGTGATTCACTGAGCAACAAAGAGCTGGTGGCCGTTGGTCATCAGTTTGCGAAGACGATGAGCAGCGACACGCCGATCATCGATATGGCGAAGATTGTTTCCCGTCTGGCCGAGCGGCTGGACTGCACCAGACTGGCGCTGCGCGAGATGACAAAGCAGCGGGCTGCGCTGGCGGCGGAGAATGCGGGGCTGAAGCAGAACACGCCTGACCTTCAAACGATGATGTCTGCCCTGGATTCATTCTTCGCTGATGATGAAGTGCCGGAACGCGCAATGCTTGGGGCTTATAACATTCTTCGTAGTGCGGTACCAACCCCGGCCACCGACGCCTTCCTGGCTGAAGTGCGCGCTCAAGGCGTGGAGTTGTTTGCCCGGGAGATGCACGCAGACATCAGCGAGGCCGATGCTATCGAGTTCGCCGCCAAACTTCGCCAGGAGGCAGCCCAATGACCAAGCCAACGAGAGAAACTAACTCCAAACCTGATTGGATGCGCCCATCCCGCAAATTAACAGAAGCAGAGCGTCAGGAAGTTAAAAACGCCTTACGCGGTTATATCAACCGTAGGAAAGCGGAAGGAGCAGCCCAATGACTAACAAACAGGCTTATCGCGCCGACGGCGGTGATATCGGTACCGGCCGCCTAAAAGAGATTGCCAGCAACGTTTACAGCGACGAAGAGAAGTGCTGGCTGGCTAAGCGGGTGCTGGCTCTGCTGGATGATCTGGAAGCAGCAGAGAAGCGGATTGCTGAGCTGGAGGCGAATAACGATTCGGCCACTGAAGCCTTGTTAAAGGCGCGGCGCCGGGCCGTAACTCTGCCGACCGGGTATTCTGTTCGTCCAGGCCATCCGATTAACGAAACAGAGCGCGGCGTCATGAACCCCAAAGATAACGGCCCATGGCTTTCTCGTCACGATATTGAACATGTTTTGCAGGTTGCTGGCATCAGCATCAAGGAGGAGTGATGGAACAGTTACTGCAGTACGCCACAAAACGGATCGTCGAACTGGAAAGTCTTCTGCTGGTGGATGTCAGCGAAACCGTATGGCCTGCCGAAGTGGGCATGGTATACGGCCAGATTGAAACCGCCGGGGATCTCCCGGCGCATCACCAGCGCCGCCTGAAGCATCACATCAACCGGATGTGGCTGGAGGGAATGCCGGTACCGTCAGTTATCACTGCTGCCCGTTCTCTGGCCGCCGCCATGGAGGAATACGCGTGAAAGAGATTATCGTTGATAACTTTGCCGGCGGCGGCGGGGCGAGTACGGGCATTGAGCTGGCGATCGGCCGCAGCGTGGATATCGCCATCAATCACGATCCGAACGCCATAGCGATGCATACGACGAACCACCCGGATACTCTGCACTACTGCGAATCAGTGTTTGATGTGGATCCCGTCGCCGCGACAGCTGGCCGCCCGGTGGGTCTGGCTTGGTTCTCCCCGGACTGTCGCCACTTTTCCAAGGCCAAAGGCTCAAAACCAGTGGAGAAAGAGATTCGCGGTCTGGCGTGGATCGTCATTCGTTGGGCGCTGGCGGTTCGGCCGCGCGTGATGATGCTCGAGAACGTGGAGGAGTTCAAAACGTGGGGCCCGCTTATCGTATCGGCAGACGGCGGACAGCGCCCGGACCCGGCCCGCGCCGGAGAAACCTTTGAGGCGTTCTGCGGCATGCTATCTGGCGGCATTCCTGCCGGGCATCCGGCGCTGGTTGAATGCTGTGAGTTTCTGGGCATTGCCGCCGACGGCGTCCAGGCACAGCAGCTGGTGGCCGGACTGGGTTATGCCGTTGACCACCGAGAACTGCGTGCCTGCGACTTTGGCGCACCGACCATCCGGAAGCGATTCTTCATGGTAATGCGCTGCGACGGCGGGCCGGTGACCTGGCCAGCGCCGACCCACGGGGATCCGAATACGCCAGCAGTGCAGAGCGGCAAGCTGGCGCCATGGCGTACCGCGGCGGAATGTATCGACTGGTCTATCCCGGCACAGTCCATCTTCGACCGCAAAAAGCCGCTGGCGGAGAACACGCTCAAGCGCATTGCCCGCGGCATCCAGCGCTTCGTGATTGATAGCGCCTCACCGTTTATCGTGAAGTGCAATCACACCACGACGAAAGGAAAATACGACTGCTTCCGCGGCCAGGCGCTGGCAGAGCCACTGCAGACCATTACCAAAACGCACGGCTATGCGATCGCTACTCCAGTGATGGCTCCGCTGTTTGCCGGCACCGGTGGATCTGAATTCCAGATGAGGCCGCGCCCGGTTAACAAACCGTTCTTCACTCTGCTTACGCAGAACCGGACCAATGTTATCGCGCCCGTACTGGCCCCGCTGATCGCCCGGCAGTTTGGGGCCAGCGTCGGCCACCGCGCTGACGAACCGAGTGCCACGATCACGGCGGGTGGTGGCGGGAAATCGCAGCTGGTATCGACCACCCTGATTCAGATGGGGTATGGCGAGCGCCCGGGACAGGAGCCGCGAGTTCCGGGTCTGCATAAGCCGCTGGGCACGGTTGTCGCTGGTGGCGGCAAGTTCGGGCTAGTGGCGGCGAATCTGGTTAAGCATTTTGGTGGCAACTACCAAGGTGCTGGCGTAGCGCTTGATGAACCAGTCCACACGGTCACCACCACCGACCATCACGCAGTTGTCGCTGCGCACCTGATGGTTAATAACACTGGGCACCCAGGCGGTGCTGCTGATCAACCTGCGCATACTGTCACAACAGGTAATCACCACGCTCAGGTCACGTCGCACCTGGTGATGCTGCGCGGAACCTGCCGGGATGGGAGAGTGGTTGACGCGCCAGCGCCTGGTCTTACTGCTGGAGGTCTGCACGTCGGCAATGTCGAAACCACATTAGCGACTGAGGGATATGATCAGCAGCGCGCAGCGCAGGCGCTGGCGTTCCTGCATGAGTATTGCGGAGCAGATGCTGACGGTCTGGTGACGGTTGACGGCGTTGTTTACCGCATCGTTGATATCGGCATGCGCATGCTGCAGCCCGCAGAGCTGTATCGCGCCCAGGGTTTCCCGGAGTGGTATATCATCGACCAGGACTTCCGAGGCGTGAAGTACGCGAAGGATAAGCAGGTTGCCCGCTGTGGCAATGCCGTACCTCCGCCATTCGCTGAGGCGCTGGTGAAGGCCAATCTGCCGGAGTTGTGTCAGTCGAAACAAATTGCAGCCTGACCTATAATCCCCTCAATACGGAGGGGGTTATATTAGTAATCTGATTATTTTTTTGGTTCCCGTTTAACGTAAGGAAATTTTAAATATTCCATACCTAATTCAATAGTTACCTTATGAAGATAGTCCCACCATTTTTGTTTGTATTCAGGTTGAGTACAAAAATCTCTGGCTGTCTGCATATCGTCTAGAATATCTTCACCCATATCGGGATTCTTTGCGATAAAATCATTAATGGTTTTTTCATAAATCTGGCAGCGAATACCAAGATCGTAGAACGCCTTACGCATTTCTACTATTTGCGCCTCATATGCCTTAATCTTCCCTTTATACTGAGCTTCCATTGCATTTTTTTGAATCCTCAGTTTTGAAAGAGCGGCATCCGAGTCCAAACGCTGAGTCTGTAAATCAAGTTCGTGAGCTAGCCTTTCTTTATGAGCTGTCTCGCTAGTTCTATGGGCCTCTCGATCCCTTTGCGCAGCATCGAAGTCGTGGTTAAAAAATGGATTATTACCTTTTCCCCAGAAACCCATAAACATTTCCTCACGTTAATTTGCGTTGATCCACCGAGACACTCAGGCTCATCTTCCCAAAACCAGTAGTATATGGCAATGCACGCTATCGCCGTTCATTAAGGTCTTGGCGCAGGCAAACCTGCCGAAGTACTGTGCTTGGAAGGAAGAGGCCGCTTGATGCATCCCCTGAATGTCGCTTTAGCGGCATTTCTTCACCTGATCGATATTACCGATCGATGCAATGATATTGATCTATTAAATCGATTAGATAATAGACACAGCGCGGCAACAAATTACCAACCTGACATGATGTGTCATCGCGGCAATATACCCTCAGGCGCAGGCCTGCTCTGCGTTTGGCTGGATTGAGGGTTTTCCAATCAGATATTTACCCCAGCAATTTCTATCCCTCAAAAGTGTTAAAAATAACGGTAAGTTTTTACAGGGAAGTAGCGTAAAAATTTATTCAAATCAATCAGATGAATGGGCTTGCGCAGACATGCATTTCATGTGCATACTTAAGCCAAACGGATAAATACTGTTTATCCGTACAGTGTTTTGGTGTATGGTTTTTTGGCTTTAGTAAATAATTAGATTTTCTTCCGGTTCCCTATTTGGGAATTGCAGGCCTCTGATGAGTTTGTTCCGGGAGTGTGTATTTGTTGATAGCAAAGTAAGGGGGTTAATGTGGCTGAGGTATGTTCTGATGGAGGTGAATTCTACGATCTCGTGAGGCGTTCCGACGGCGCTGCTGCATGTTCGTTTATACTCCGGCCAGGGGATCGCGTACTGTTGAACTCTGCTGGTCTCGACATCAGTCACAAGCGCCTCCAGGCAGATGAGCGCGTCATCTCTCGTGAAACGCTGGTCGAGATCGTCACGGAGTTATCAGCCAACAATTGACCTTTTTAGCACCTGAATAGCATAATGTTTATATCGGCCTGAACACCCG